GCCGCGCAGGGCTGGCAAGAAAAACCTTTCAATGGAGTTTGCTATGCGCAACAACACGCGCCAGAGCCAGCCCTGCGCGGCAGCGTGCCACGGCGTTGGTCACCGCTTGTTGCGATATACCTGCCCCAGCCGCTGCTAGCCCCACGCGCTGGCCATGCACCAGCACCTGAGCGGCAGCGTCTTTGGATGCGCCGTGGCGTAGCCTTAGCAGCTTGGCCAATGCGTTAAATTGGGTTTGTGTCATTTTTTGTAATTCAAAAATTGGCCTGCTTCACGCGCAAGGCGCATCAGCCGCTGCGCTAAATCGTGCGGCGGCACGCCCCGCATGAGCTCATGCGCTTGGTATTCTTTCAAAGTCTCGGGCGCGGCATTGATATCGGTGTAGCCGTCGCCCCGCACTACCACAAACTCTGCGCCGCTGGCGTGGCGTAGCCTGCTGTTGGGCAGGATTTGCCATGCTTTGTGCCAGTTGTGGTTTTTTCCGGTCATCTTACCCGCGCCGGGGATTTTGGAAAAAATCAGTTTTTAAGGCGACGCTGTAGGCATCTTTTTCATTTGGCCTGCAACAATTTACTTCGCTAGCATCGCAGCCGAGCATCTCGGCAATCTTATCAAGATCGTCGGCGAGAGCGTCAGCGGACAATTCAATTGCTGATTGTGTCTTGCCCGGAGACCAATAAATTAGCGTTTCGCCAGTGCTATTTGCAGGGCTTTGAAATTTTTTTGTCATGATTAAATTCCCGAGAGCGGTTGGGTACAGAGCTTCGCCGTGAATCGTTTCAAATTCGCCTTGAAAGTTCATCGCCGCGACTACATATCGACCATATCCGTGTTTGTCTATATTGCCGACAGCATTCTGTGGGCTGGAAATGTTTTTGCCGAAAGCGCTGATGGTGTCGGTGACTTGGTGGTATTGGAGGAGCGATAGCTGGCCGCCATGAGCAAGCAAGAGCTGTGATTTTGCGCGCGCGATTTTTAATTTAAGAGTTTGTTTCATAATTACTCCTTAGAGTGCCCGCTGCCCTCGGGGATGGGGTAAGCTTGCATTTTTATCCAACCAGAGCCACGCAGCGCTGAGCGCGGGGGTGTGCGTCAAACCACGCTGCAACATGCGCGGGCATTTGGCCGCGTGAAAAATCGGAATGCGGCTTGCTAAAAACGGCGGCGCGGGCGGGAATGTCGCGGGCTTTTTTAAAGTTGCCCGTGCCGGTTTGCCAAGAGCCAAAGGCGATGATGCCGCCTGCGTTGTCTAAATCTTCCCATGCCTGGGTGTTTTTAATGGCGAGGGCTTCGGTACGTGTTGTCATAAATTACTCCTTAGAGTGCCCGCTGCCCTTGGGTGTGGGTGGTAGCTAATTTGCTGCCATGGGTGTATTGTACAACACTTTTAAAGGTGGTATATATTATTTTGATTTATTTTATAGGGACAAACCCTAAGTTAAATTGCCTGCGGGAATGCAGGGAATGCAGGGGGTGGTAGTACTTTATTGGTATAACGCAGTTTGAGGGATACCCGTAGGCGCAAGTAAAGAAATTGGCCCAGCCCACCCGCAGCAGTTAGACAATTGCAGGGGTAGCAAGATACTATTTTAAGGGTGGTTTACATGGTTGTTTTTACAATGGTTGCCCTCGAAATCCGTCGAGAAACGTTTAAAGGCGTGCCCTGCGAGTCAGGGTGTGTTTTCAAGCTCGGGTTTTGCAAGCCCACACAGTTCCCCGATCTTGTCGCGCCGGAAGATGTGTATGAGGTAGCGCTTAAACTCGACCAGACGGACATAATCATGAATGTCTCGGGCCGCGACTTTGGCCAGACGCACGGGTACTATAAGTTTTTGCATCAAGCCACGGGCGAAAAAAGCCGCGCCATGCTGCAAGGGTGTGTAGACTTTTTAGAAAGAGGCAGGCGGGCAGAGCCGCAGCACGTTCCAACGGGCTCACTGGAGGCATATAAGGACATGCTGACGCTGGCAACCGCTTACCCCAGTGGGGTTTGGTGGATTAGCGATAAGCCGTTACAGCTGGCGACAAAGAAATTGGCTGAAACTGCGCAGCGCAGTTAAATAATCTGCGCATGGGCAGAAAATCAACACTTACACCGAAGCAGTGGGCAGAAATCGAGCAAAGGCTACTTTGTGTGCGGCCTAATAGCCCGCCAGAGACTATTCGAGGGCTTGCGCGCGAGTACGAAATCAGCGAATCAGCGATTCGATTGAAATTTTCTGCGCACCATAAACAGGCAAAAACTGTTGCAGATCAAATAGTTACGGCGGAGCGAAATTTTCGCGCTCTCCCAGTTGCTGCGCAGGTCACTACTTTGACACTTGCCGCGCAGTTAAGAGCGATTTCCGACAACCTAGGCAATGCCGCTATGAACAGTGCTGCGACTGCGCACAGGCTATCAAGCATGGCCAATGCACAGCTAATCAAGATAGATGAGAGCAAGCCGCTGGACGAGGAAGGGCGCAAGACTCTGAGCGATATATCCGCGCTGACCAAAATGGCGAATGACGCGGCGGTAATCCCGATGGACTTGCTTGCCGCAAACGCCAAAACGATGGAGAAAATGAACGCGCCAGAGGAAACCGAAGCGCAGGCCGTGCTCGTCGTGCCGGGGCTAGCCGCAAACGCTGACGCTTGGTCGGCGCAGATGCAAAAGTGAAGCTCAGGCCGCAAAAGGTAGGCTGGAAGCCGCATCCGGGCAGTCAGCAGCAGTTTTTAGCTTGCCCAGTCTTTGAGTGCTTGCTTGAGGGCACGCGGGGCGGCGGTAAGACGGACGTGCTGCTTATGAGCTTCGCCCAGTTTGTGGGCGTTGGCTTTGGAGCAGCGTGGCGCGGGATACTTTTCCGTGAAACTTATCCGCAGCTTGCGGATGTGGTGACAAAAACGAAGCGGTGGTTTAGGCTTTTTTGGCCGAACGCAAAATTCAACGAGTCTACATACGTGTGGACATTCCCCAAGGGGGAGCAGCTACTGCTTCGCCAAGGCGTGAAAGAGGACGATTATTGGAACTTCCACGGGCACGAATACCCATGGATTGGCTTCGAGGAACTCACAAACTGGCGCAGCTTGGCCTTTTACGAGATGATGCACAGTTGCTGCCGCTCTAGTCAACTTGGCATGCCGCGCATGGTGCGCGCCACGACAAATCCATACGGACGCGGGCACGCGGCTGTAAAAGAACGCTTTAGGCTTGGCACTGGCGGCGTGAAGCCGGGCCAGATCATCAGCGATGCTGGTGGAAGGCAGCGCACGCATGTGCATAGCTCGATCACGGAAAACACGACGCTGCTGGCCGCTGACCCTGAGTATTGGACCACAATCAGTAGCACCAAAGACCCAAATAGACGGAAAGCGTGGGCGGAAGGCTGCTGGGATATTGCTATTGGGAGCTTCCTCGAACATTGCTGGAAGCCTGAGAAGCACATTGTCAAACCCTTCCAAATCCCCAGTAGTTGGAAGGTGTGGCGCTCGATGGACTGGGGATTCAGTCATCCGTACGCTGTGCTGTGGTTTGCAATGGACAACGACGGCAGGACCTTTGTGTGGCGCGAGATGTACGGCTGCGCGAAGGACGACAAAGGCAATTGGCTGCCCAACGTGGGCACAAAAGAGACTCCCGAAGTGCTGGCAAAGCGCATTGCAGAGCGGGAGGTGGCCGACGACCGCGTGGGCTTGACCGTGGGGGCTAGCTACGCAGGCACGGACATGTTTGGCGCATCGGGGAGGCAGTACGGTGTGCAGAAAACACACGCGGAGATCATGCGCATCAACGGCGTGAAATGGCAGGAGGCGTGGACAGCTAAGGGAAGCAGGGCAGCGGGGGCGATGGAGGTGATTCGCCTGCTTGAAAACGATATGCTGTTTTTCTTTTCGAATGCAATCCACTGCATTCGGACGATTCCGGCGCTTGCTCCGAGTGCAGACAACCAGGACGATGTGGACACGGAAGACGAGGATCATGCTTGGGACGCGCTGCGCTATGGCGTGATGCGGCGCAGAGCGCCACCGATTGACAGTGCAAAAGAAATTGGCGCTGCTGGGGCGCGCAGGCTCGAAAATCTTGGCGATGGAACTTATCGGATGACTTAATGAACGCCACAGCAACAAGCCAAAAAGAGTGTGACCCGCTGGTAAAAGAGTGGATGGACAGGGTGACGTCCGCTAAAAAACACTGGAGCAAGCACACTAAGCGCGCTAATTATGCGCGCAAGCTGGTGCGCGGCATCAACGATAAGGCAGAGCCAGAGAGTGAGGGCTACAACGCGCAGCGTGCGAACTTGCTGCAATCGACGCTGACCGTGGTTCTTTCTAAGGTCTACGCCAAGAACCCCGACATGATAGGCTTGCCCACTAATAAGAGCCGTGATCTCAAGCTATTCGCGCACACGCTGACGACTGTCACGCAGGCCATGCTGGATGACGCTAAGCTAAAAAAGCAGGCTAAGCGCGCCGTGAAGGCTGCACTGGTCACGAATTTTGGCTTTTTGAAGGTGCAATACCAGCGTGACCTGACGACTGACCCGATTATCACGAAGCGCATCGCTGATACGCAAGACAACATTGCGCGCATCGATGCACAGATTGCGGGTCTTGACGATGATTCACTGCGACAAACCGAAGAGGTCAAGCGCGCAGAGCTAGAGCAAACGCTGGCCGGACTGAAAGCCACGCCCGAGGCGGTGGCCGCAGAAGGGCTAACACTTGGGCTTGTACGCACAGGAAGGCTGTGGATTGACCCGTCTATTGAAGATGTGTGGGATTACGACGACGCTGGATATATCATCGAGTCGATCACAATGAGCAAGCTGCAAGCGGCGGGGCTTTACAAAGAGGTGGACCTCACAACGGCAACGCTGTACAAAGAGGCCAGCAATGCAGACGAAGAGCCAGTGCGCTACATGCAGGGCGCGGATGATGCTAGCAAATCTGATATTGTGAACGTTTACGAGATTTGGCACAAAGCCGATAATCGCGTGTACACCATCATCGACGGCGTGAAAGAGCAATTTGCGCGTCCGCCGTATTCGCCGCCCAATCTTGGCGAACGCTGGTATCCATATTTTGTGCTGCCATTTCAGTCGGTGGACGGCACATTTACGGCGCAGTCGCTTGTGGATTCGGTGGAAATCCTCCAAAACGAGCACAACGCCAAGCGCACGAAAGAGAACGAAATTTGCGCGAGTATCAACCCGCACATGATTGTCAGCGCGGACGCGGATGGCAAGAGCATTAGGAAAGAAACGAGCGCAGCAATTGGCGAATATGTCACGATGGACACTAACGGCAGGCCAGTGGGCGACATGATTCAGCCTTCGCCGGAGCTGCGAATTGACCCCGCTCTGACCGACACAAGCAAGATCATGCAGGACTGGCAGGAGGTGACGGGCTTGCAAGATGCGGCGCGCTCGGTAGTGGTCAAGCCCAAGACGGCCACAGAAGCCAACATCATGGAGCAATCACTCGGTGCGCGGGTGAGCGAGTTCCGCGATCAAGTAGAGGACTGGCTAACCGACATTGCACAGTATGCGTCTGAGCTTTGTCTACTCAATATGTCAGCGCAGCAAGTGGCGCAGATCATGGGCGAAAACCCTAAGCCGCCAGAAGTGGGCATGCCGCCGCCTGCTGTAACGCCCGAGGCTGTGTACGAGTGGCCAAAAGGCGCAACCCCTGAATCCGTTTTTAACCTTGTGCAAATAAAGATTCGCAGTGGCAGCACGGGCCAGCCCAACAAGCTAGAAGCACAGGACACTTGGACGCGCGCTATGCCAATGCTCCAGCAAATGGTTGCCATGATTCGCCAGATTGAAGCCGCTGGTGGTGATGCAACGCCAGAGCGGGAGCTTGTCAAGGAGACTGCTGCGCGCTTTGATGACAGCATCGACGTGGACAGATTCCTTCCCACTAAGCCGCCAGCTATGCCAACGCTGCCGCCACAAATGCCGCCTGCTATGCCGCAAGAAATGCCGCAAGACATGCCACCACTTCCCCCACAAATGTAAAGGACGCTATGCCCAACCCCACGGAAAACCAAGAAAACATCACCCAAGCCGCGCCCGCGCCAGCAGAGCATACACCAATGGACAAAGAGGCTTTTGATAAGCTCTTTGATGACGGCGACGACACTGGCGCAGACGAAGGCGACGACCAAGCAGCGGGCGAAGCGCCAGAAGCGCCAGAAGTCGTTGATAAAGCGCCCCAAGCGCCAGCCGCGCCCGCGCCTGATGCGCCACCCACCCCCGCCGATACCAAGCCCAAGCCGGACGACATAGC